ATTCGGTCAAATTCTGATTTTACGGGATTTGACTTTGATGGATCTAATTTTTCCGTATTAATCGACACCCTTGCATACAATACTTATATTACCGCATTCAATTCGAATATGGTAGTGAATGAATCCTTTTTAGATTCTGCAACACTTCGTGAGAACGTAGTTTCTCTTGCAAGAAATATTGGATATCTGCCAAGATCTAGAAGTGCGGCAAAGGCAACAATATCATTCGATGTGCACACAAAAAATTCAAACGTCTTTGGTATGGTCCTAAAAAAGGGTCTGGTGTGCGTTGGGAACCAAAGTAACACATCCTACGTATTTTCTATTGTAGAGGACATAGAGAGGAATACAGAGGACTCTGACGAAGTTATTGGTGGGAAGAAGGCAACGTTTAATAATATAGAAGTATATCAAGGAACATTTCTTTCAAAACAGTTTGTAGTTGATTCTTCATTAGATCAAAGATTTATTTTAGACAATCCATATATTGACACATCAACGATCAGAGTTTATGTGAGAGATGGTTCGGATACCAATACACTTGGAGTTGAATATAAATTTGTTGATAATATTTTTAACGTAAACTCGGATTCTTTAATTTTCCTACTTCAAGAAATACAGGACGAAAAATATGAGTTGTTATTTGGTGATGGTATTATTGGCAAAAAATTAGAAAATGGGCAAGTTGTAACCGTAGAATATTTGATAACTGACGGAGTAGATGGAAATGGTGCCAACTTATTTTCTTTTTCCGGAGTAATTAGAGATAGTGAGGAAGTAAACTTAATTACTCTTAGTTCACCAATTTCTATTGACACAATTCAATCTGCACAAAATGGGACAAATATTGAATCTGTAGAGTCAATTAAGTATTATGCCCCAAAAATATATTCAAGTCAGAATAGAGCAGTAACCGGTAGAGATTACGAAGCAATTATTAAAAGAATATATCCAGATACCGAGTCGGTTTCTGTTGTTGGTGGAGAAGAATTAGATCCACCTGAGTTTGGAAATGTTCAAATATCAATTAAACCAAAGAATGGTGAATTTGTTTCAGACTTTAATAAAAGCAGAATACTTTCGCAATTAAAACAGTATTCAGTATCTGGAATAAATCAAAAAATAGTTGATCTTAAAATCTTGTATGTTGAATTGGATTCATATGTTTATTATGATGACTCCAAAGTTTCGACAGCAGATACATTAAAATCAAAATTATCAAATTCCATTACAAAATATTCTAATTCTATTGATGTGAATCAATTTGGAGGAAGATTTAGATATAGCAAACTTTTAAGAATTATTGATAGTACAGATACTGCAATTACGTCCAATATTACGAGAGTTACAATTAGAAGAAATTTAGTTGCACTATTAAATCAATTTGCACAATATGAGCTTTGTTTCGGTAATCAATTTCACGTGAAAAAAGAGGGGTACAATATCAAATCAACTGGTTTTAAAATTTCTACAGAATCTGATACTGTATATCTAACCGATATTCCAAATTCAGATGGAAAGACGGGAATACTATCAATTGTTAAAAAACCTTTTGGAGAAAACACTCAAATTATTTCGGATTTTGCCGGAACTGTTGATTACATCAAGGGAGAAATTAATTTAAATACCTTAAATATTATTTCAACATCCAAACCAAATAACATAATTGAGATACAAGCTTTTCCAGAATCTAATGACGTGGTTGGATTGAGAGATCTTTATCTCCAATTAGACGTTTCTAAAAGTAAAATAAATATGTTAAAGGATGTAATATCATCAGGAGATGAAGTGTCTGGAACTGTTTTCAGTAGAGATTTTTATACATCAAGCTATTCTAACGGAAGTTTAATTAGAGAATAATATGATACAAACTGGAATTGAATCTAGAGTAAAGATTCAGGATATAATTTCCAACCAACTACCAGAATTTGTCTTGGAAGAAAGTCCAAAAGCATTGGACTTTTTGAAACAATATTATATTTCTCAAGAATATCAAAGTGGACCAACAGATATTGTTGAAAATTTAGATCAGTATTTGAAGGTTGACAATTTAATACCAGAAATTGTTGTGGGAGTTGCAACATTATCATCTGATATTAATCTCCCAGAAATAGATGATAATGGAAACGAATTACCAACTGCGGTTATAAATGTTTCCAGTACCAAAGGATTTCCAAATAAGTATGGATTGTTAAAAATTGATGATGAAATAATCACATATACAGAAAAAACTTCCACATCTTTCATTAATTGTGTTCGTGGATTTAGTGGCATTACAAGTTATCATCAAGATTTAAATGATGGTGAATTGGTGTTTTCTAGTACAAATTCTTCAACTCATAGTGCTGGATCTACAGTAGAAAATTTAAGTTCATTATTTTTAAGAGAATTTTACAAAAAATTAAAATATACTTTTACTCCTGGGTTTGAAGAAAAAAATTTCACTCCCGATTTAAATGTAGGAAATTTTATAAAAGAGGCTAGATCTTTTTACGAATCGAAAGGAACAGATGAATCTTTTAGAATATTATTCAATGTTCTTTTTGGAGAAACTCCAAAAGTTATCAATTTGGAAGATAGACTTTTAAAATCATCTGGTGCAGAATATATTCGACGTGAAGTAGTCATTGCAGAATCAATATCAGGAAATCCATTAAATCTTGAAGGGCAAACGATATTCAAGACAAATGACACTTCTACAAATGCATCTGTATCTGAAATAGAAATTTTTACAAGAAAAGGAATAGAATATTATAAAATTTCACTCTTTGTCGGATATTCTGATTCTACATCTATTCAAGGAACATTTACAATTACTCCAAATACAAAAAGTTTTGACACTGTTCCTGTAGGATCATCCGTAATTTCCGTAGATTCTACAATTGGATTTCCGAAAACAGGAACTATCAAATCTGGTAACAATGTAATTAAATATAGTGACAAAAATATAAATCAATTCTTGGGATGTGAGGGAGTAACTTCAGAAATAAATCCAACAGATAACGTCTTTTCTTTAGATGAAACTTATTTTGGATATGAAAATGGAGATACTTCTAAAAAAGTAGAATTGAGATTAACGGGTGTTATTTCTGATTTTAATCAAAAATCCAAATTTGTCTCTGTAAATGAAGGACAAATTTTAACCGTAAAAAATATTGGAGATAAAATACAAAATTTTGGATCCGGTGAACCTAAAACTTATAAAGAAGTATTTGCAAACTCTTGGATTTATAATGCAAGTCCATCAATAGAAATTGAATCATTTATCGGAGATGGTGTAATATTAAAAGAAGGTATTGATAGATCGCAACTTAAGAAAGGGGATAGAATAGAAATAATTGATAGATCTACAAATCATGTAGTATATCCAATATCTGATGATATTCCTTTCGTAAAGGAAAAAATAAATTTTGGATCAAATATTGTTAAAATAGAAAATTTTTCCTTTGCCGGATCCGATTCTCTATACTCCATAAGGAGAAAAATTAATAAGGCAAGTAGTAATAGTGCAGAATTTAGATATGGAAACGATAGTATAATTTCCGATGTTCAAAATCTTTATAGTGATAATGAATTTGTATTTGTAGCATCTAATTCATTGCCATCTTCTGGAATTGGACACACTGATTTCAAATACAATATTCAAACTCCACTGAATGAGTCCATCTTAGATTTTTCTTCTGGATCTGGATTCTTGACAGGATATGATTTTGATGGATTTACAATTATATCGTTTGATAATCCAGTTAATTTCATAACAGGAGATAGAATTTATTATAAACCATCCCTAACTGAACCTTTGGGTGGATTGGAAGAGGGATATTATTATGTTGAGGTGCAATCAAATCCAAAGGAAATAAAATTATATACGGCAGCTTCTTCTATCGGTGAATCATCCAATGTGGTGAAAATTAATACACCTCTAGTAGAGTTTGATTCACATATATTCACAATTGATTCTCAAAGTAATAGAATTCTCAACTCCCAAAAACTTTTAAAGAAATTTAAATTATCACCAAACATTTCCGATGGAAAAGGAGAATTGACTCTTCCCGGATCAGTTGGAATGTTGATGAATGGTGTGGAAATTTTCAATTATAAAACAAATGATATCATTTACTATGGTCCAATTGAGAGTGTTAGTGTATTGAATGGTGGAAATGGGTACGATGTAGTCAATCCGCCTATAATAGAAGTGTCTACTGGAGCAGGCACAACGGCATTAGTCCAACCAGTTGTGACAGGAACTATAACAGATATATTTGTTGATAAGCAAGATTTTGATGTTGAAAATATTTTATCGGTAAGTATCAATGGTGGTAATATATCTGGTGGAAAATTTGAACCAGTATTAGTAGAAAGAAGAAGAGAAATTCTTTTCGATGCTAGGTCTACAACTAATGGCGGTGGAATTAGCACATCTACACCACAGTTGACATTTTTAACAGATCACAACTTAAATAATGGTGAAGAAGTTTTTTACAATAATCTAGGAAATCCTAATGTAAGTATTGGAATAGGACTTTCTTCATTATCTAATGGTTCCTCTTATTTTGTTTCTGTTGATAATAATACAACTATCAAATTATATGATTCGTATAACAATTACTTGAATAATAATCCGATTGGATTTGCAGCAACTAGTTTGAGTGGAACTCAAAAGTTTTTGGTAGGTAGTCCCAAAAAAACAATTTCAGAAATAAAAGTTATTGATGGTGGATCACTAACCAATAGAAAACTTCTCATAAAATCAAGTGGAATATCAACCACTTCAAATCTAATAAATTTTCAAAATCATGGATTTAAAAATGGAGAAATTATAGAGTATTCTTATACTGATACTATTATTTCTGGATTATCCACTGCGAAGCAGTATTATGTCTTATATAATGACGAAAATTCTTTTAGATTGTGTGATGCAGGAATTGGTGGAACAGTAAGATCTAATTTTGAACAGGAAAATTTTGTAAAAATTGATTCAATTGGTTCTGGTTTTCAAGAATTCAAGTATCCAGAAATAACTGCAAATGTGGAATATACACCCGTTGGAGTTGGATCTACAGTACAATCGCAAATAGTCACTGCCACACCAGTGGTTAAAGGTAGGATAGTAGATCTATACCTTTATGAAACTGGCACTGGATATGGTTCTTCTATTTTAAATGAACAGAGAAAACCAAGATTTACTATAAAAAATGGTAGAGATGCACAAGTAGAACCAATTATTGTTAATGGATTAATAACCGACACAAATCTTCAATTTGGTGGTTATGAATATTTTTCAACACCAACTTTGGAAGTTAGAGACCCAAGTGGTTCTGGCACTGGAGCTAAATTGAGAGCAATAGTTTCCGATAGTGGGGAAATAACTGACATTAAAATTGTTAATCCTGGAATAGGGTATTCAACTTCAAGCACAATCAATATTATTCCTAGTGGATCTGGTGTTATATTGGATTCTAATCTAAGAAAATTATACGTCAATAATGTCAATAAAACTCCATTGAGACAGTATGAAACTTTTGAAAATAGAGGAGATGACGTTCAATATTTCGTTTCTGCATACAATGAAAATATCAGAAAAACTTTTGACGACAATGGAAATGGAGCATCTAAGATAATTGGTTGGGCTTATGATGGAAATCCAATATATGGTCCTTTTGTTCCTCTTGTAGATTCAACTGGCAATAATTCTGGAATTAATACTTTAACATCTAGTTATCAAAAAGATCTATCAAATATATTTGATAGGCCAACTGGATTCGATTTAGGATTTTTTATAGACGATTATAAATTTGATGATTCGGGAGATCTTGATGTAAATAATGGGAGAT